TCTTGGTAAACCACTCGATAAATTTCTGTTTCATACCCCTACCCTCCCCCAAACCATCAATACCCTTCTCATCGCCGGACTGTTGCGGCACTCCTGAAATATTCCGTTGGTGCAGCTGCGCGCGGTGCCGCCCTGCTCTTCCGGCGTCGCCAGGCGATAAGTCACCGTTCGCCAGACCTTGCTCACCCGGACAATCTTTCGGGACCGCTCCAGATCGATAGCGTTCTTCGTGATGCAGTTGATGGTCATACCGCACTCTGCGGCCACTTCCTTCGCGGTGAAGGTCCGGTGCGTTTCGAGATAACGCAGAATTGCCTGTTTACCTTTCATCAGAAGCCCCCTTTCTTTTTCGGCTGCTGCTCGCGCCCGCGGCGTTCTGCGGCGGCGGCCTGCTGGTCTGTGTCGTAAATTGCACCGTTGAGCTGATTGCAATAAACCGTGCCGGTACTGCCATGGCGGTTTAGTCGCAGGATTAACTCCGTTTCGCCAGGCGGCACGCTGTCATCGAAAGCACCTTCCCGGTGGATACCAACCCAGTAGTCGCAGTCCTGCTCAATCTGTCCTGTGTCGCGGGAATCGCTAGGTAACGGGCGTTTATTCACTCGCTTCTCCAGTTCGCGGTTAAGCTGGGTCAGCAGCACGACGACGCAGCCAAGCTCTTTGGCGAGGTTCTTCAGACCTTTGGTGATCATCCCGTACGCCAGGTCATTACGGTCGGCCTTTTCGGCGGTCATCAGCGTCAGGTAGTCAACCAAAATCATGCCTACGCAGCCCTTCTCGCGTTTGATTCGGCGGCTTTCGCTAACAATGTGCGCCAGTGACAGGCCAGGGGTGTCGTCGATGTACAGCATGTCAATTTCACTCAGCCGCCCGGCTGTTGCTATCGCCTTCTTAAAGTCGCCGTCGTAGTCGCCCTGGTACTGGTCATCGGCGTCATCCGTGGCGGGCATATAAAAAATGCTCGGGTTAATGCCGGACTTCTGACCAACCAGCTTTTCAAGGATCTGGTCTCCAGGCATTTCGAGGCTGAACATCAGCGCTGGCTTTTTCTCACGAACCGCGCAGTTGATCGCCATCTGCCCGTACAGGGTTGTCTTGCCCATCTTTGGCCTTGCGCCAATCACGAACAGAGAGCCTTTAACCAGACCTTTCGGCGCCAGCAGCCGATCGAGTGACGGGATACCGGTGCTCATGCCGCGCTGTTCGCCTGAAGGGTCAAAGCGTTTCTCCAGATCTGCTACCCAGTCATCCATAACCTCGCCGAACGAACGCAATCCACGGCGACTGCCGGTTTTTGAATGGTCTGCGAGCTGGGTGAAAATACCCTGAATGGCCTCGTACTTCTGCGTGGCGCTCATGCCATTGCGGGAATACAGCAGCTCAGTAGCTTCGGTAAGGCGGTTGATACCGTAGCGCTCCATTGCGGCTTCCCGGACTGATGCTGCGTATGCCACGATGTTTGCAGCGCTTGGAGTGTTCTTGGCGATCTCCGCCAGGTAAGCAAAGCCACCTACCTGCTCCGCGAGCCCTTTGCCTTCGAGCGCGTCGAACAATGTCAGGCCATCGACTGGCTTGTTGTCGCGGAACATCTGGCGCATCTCGGCAAAGATCAGCTGGTGAGGTCGGCTGTAAAACGACTCAGGCTTGAGCATCGCCAGAACCTTCTGGACTCGCTCGCTGTTGTCATCATCCAGCAGCAGGCCACCGATAACGCTCTGCTCTGCTTCGAGGTTATGAGGTACGGTCATGATTTCAGAGATCATCACAGGCCCCCTCGCGCGTTTTCACGTAAACGTCAACGTTCAGGAAGTATTCGAGAGCCTTGCGGCGCCATGTGCGACCGGTGCGATTGTCCGGGCGGTTCTCCAGCATCCAGCGGCAGTTTGTAGCGATGTAGTTCAGGTACGCTTCCCAGTCCGCCAGGGTGAATCCTGCGCCGCCGAGCTGACGGTTTGCAGCTCCGGCTTTTTTCCAGAAGGTGCGGATCAGATTACGACGCTTGTCAGTCAGAACTCGTATGCCCTGGGCTTCAGGCAGTACACGGTGATAAACCTCAACCACCTGCTCACAGCTGATTGACGATTTTTTCTTGTCCTGATTTTCTGTCGCTGATGCACTCTCTCTTACGTTAGTAAGAGAGATATTAATAACTTCTTTATCTGTGGTAATTTGCTGGTAATCTGCTGGTACACTCTTCGATACAGGCTGCGCCACTTCTGGATTTGCGCTGGTAATCTGCTGGTAATCTGCTGGTACAGAATTTGACTGATAATCGTCATATTTCACGATGGTAAAAACAGAGAATTTACCGTGGGAAACCCAGCTCACCATCCCCAGCTTCTGGAACTTTCTCAGCAGGTACTGAACACGATCTGCTTTCAGTCCGGTCTCAAATGCCAGGGCATTTCGACCACTGAGCAACTGCCCACGGTTAACCAGCATTTCGCCGATATCAGTGAGAACTGATTCAGGAGCGTGCTTGGCTTTGAGGATGAGATGCACCCACAAGTGTGACGCCTCAGCGTCCTTGTAGAACGGCACATCCATGATTTTACGGTGCAGCAAGGCAAACCCCTTACCGTCATTCGTGCGCGGTTTCTGGAGCCTTCTGGCCTCTCTGGCTTCGGCTAAATTGGATACGTTACCCACGGCCACTCTCCTTACGTTTCAGTTCTTCCAGGATGGCGCGCATCTTCTCCGCCACAATCGGGTTAACCGAGCGGATGAAGCGGTCGCGGGTTATGTTTTTATGTACAGCGGTATGGTAATAGCGTGGATTTTTTGCCATTATTCCTCCTGCAACTACTCTCGTTTTTGCACCTGAAAGCCGTTGGTGTTCCAGCACCGCGGCTTTTCCCCTTTCTACGTTCATGCTTCAAAATCTCCCTTCGCTCCATCCCTGTTCGAAATCAGGATGGCCAGCAGCAGCGACATGTTCGGGACCAGGTTTTCCCGCCACCGACTTACGGTTGATTTGTTCACACCAGCTACTTCGGCGATCCTGGTGGTCCCAAGATCTGCAATTTGCCGCTGCACCCAGCTCTCAATTCGTCGCGCCTCCGCTTTGTTGCGTGTTGTTAAGGTTTCCATTTGCGATACTTCCTCTCATGTAATTGGTTATTGCCGCCGGTCAGGCGGCAAAGATTCCTGGGTACAGAACTTCACGGGGAAGCCCGGTAACTTCTTCGTACTTGCGCATTTTTTTAACTGGAAGGGTGCCACCTCGCTTTTTGAGCATGTTGATGGCCTGAGGCGTAACGCCTACCTTCTCAGCCAGCACCTTTTGAGACCCACCGACTGCGTTGATGGCTTTCTCAAGCGGCGTGCTGGACTGTGATTTTTTGTTGATCATGATTTGCTCCGCTCATGTGTAATCAACACCATGTTAATTCATGATGTGGATTTAATCAACATAATGGTGATGGAAAAAATCCACATGTTGTTTACCATGCAGGGAGCGGAGGGTTTTATGACTACCATTTCTGAAAGAATTAAATTTTTACTGACCAAAGAGGGGTTGAAGCAGCGCGATCTGGCTGACTCGCTATCAACAAGCCCGCAGACCGTACACAACTGGATTAAAAGAGATTCATTAAGTCGTGAGGCTGCTCAACAAATCTCTGAAAAGTTTGGATATTCTCTTGATTGGTTGTTAAGCGGAACTGGTTCACCAAAAAAGGACCGGGAAAGCAGCATTCCTCTCGAGTCTGAATGGGGTGTTGTAGACTCGTGGGACAAAAACACACCGATTTCTGCTGACGAGGTTGAAGTGCCGTTTCTCAAGGATATTGAATTTGCGTGTGGTGATGGTCGCGTTCAGTGTGAGGATCACAATGGCTTTAAGCTGAGATTTTCCAAAGCAACTCTCAGACGGGTTGGTGCAAATAGCGATGGTTCTGGCGTGCTTTGCTTCCCTGCGTCTGGGGATAGTATGGAGCCCGTTATACCAGATGGGGCCACTGTCGCAGTGGACACAGGCAATAAACGCATTATTGATGGTGAGCTGTATGCCATCAACCAGGGCGAGTTAAAACGAATTAAACAACTATACCGCAAACCTGGTGGAAAATTATTAATTCGCAGTATTAATCGTGACTATGATGATGAAGAGGCCGAAGAATCGGAGGTGGAGATTATAGGTTTTGTTTTCTGGTATTCAGTTCTAAGATACCGTAGATGAATATCGCGAAAAGGAATTGATATGAGGGCCATAAAAACAATTTTACTCGTCAGTCTTTTGCTTAGTGGCTGCGCAACAGAATTAGACAATAAAATCAGAAGCGTTGACCAAGCGCCTACAATGCAAAATAAACGAGACTACCTCTTAAGCTATTCAGAGCAAAAGGGCTATTCAGCGACTGCTGCAAGAGCAAAATTTCTCAAACATGGCTCTGAAGATGAAGCGTTCTTGTCGCATCTGGTTGAAAGTTGCAAAGCCAGCGATCGCAGAAGCTGCGTCCAAAAGTTCTACGAGAAAGCTGCCAATGATGCTGAGCAGCAAACAAGAAGCAAGTGCTTTTCAGATGAAGTTTGTAAGAAGAATTTAGTAATCGAAGAGAGCACGACTGAGCTCAACGATAAATATTACCAGGTTGTTTACTATAACCACTATCAATCTGGTGATGCTGATCGTCTTGCAAGAATGGTATGCAGCGCGATATCGAATAACCAAAAGTCAGGAATGCCATTTGACCAGGCTGAATCCGTAGTAAGAGGAATAAGCGGAGTAGACCCAGTAAGCAGAGAAATGCTTGTTGGTGTAGGTAATGCATGCTGGAACCTCAGTTATTATGGATTCAAGGATCCATTATCAGCGTTGCGACCATTACGCTAATAAAGCCGGCCATTGCGCCGGTTTTTTTACTTTTTGATTGCCGCACTCCCACTTCTTACTATCTCAGCCGCATCCCGGTTAACCCCCTTACCTATGACGTTTCCCGTCTCTCTCCGGTACTGCTCAAGTTTGTCTATGATCGCCTCTTGGGTCACAGGTAAGTCAGCAAACGACAGCTCCATCACCGCCCTGCCGACTGCATGAGCCATCATATTCACGCGCTCTTCATCCAGTTCCATACCCTTCTCCCGCATATAGCCTGATTTTTTCAGCATAACACCTGAAGCACAAAAAAAATAAATCAACATTAAAATCAACAAGAAAGCATAAAATCAACAAAATAAATCAACACAGTGTTGACCATTAAATCCACATGATGTTTAATTACCCCATCGAAACGAAACATCGACAGCTGAGCGAAGTTAGCCAGCGGCGAAGTGGAGATTCGATCAGTCGAACGGCGCGACAGTAAACCATGCGTCGGACCATAGGCGGGCTCAGGAGGAGCGGCAATTATGGCAGAGCGATTTACCAGCAGCTCTTTGCGAGGGGCTGACGGTAAACAAACAGAGGGGTGTGTATGGCAGATAAAAAAACGGCGCCACTACTGCTTAACGTAGACGCCAGCGAGGTGCTTACTCAGACCGGGGAGCTTTTAAAG